CGTAATGCGGCGCAAGTTAGAAATTACGTCAAGATGCGTCTCATGATGTTGACAGACTCTAATAAAGAGTCAACCCAGTTGAAGGCGCTAGAACTTCTGGGCAAGATGAGTGACGTGGGGGCGTTCACGGAACGCATGGAGATCAATGTTACGCACCGTACTACTGAAGAATTGCAAGCGGAGTTGGCCAGCAAGTTGTCTTCTTATATGGATGGCATCATTGATGTAGAGGCTAAGGCTATTGAAATCCCGCAAGAAAGATATTTGAACGACGCACCTGCGGTGCAAGTGATTGATTTGGATGAGGAGTTAGGGCTCACTGGCAAAGAGTTGGAAGAACTTGATGACTGAAGTCGTTGAGAAGACAAGACTTGAGTTGGTGCTGGAGAAACTCCAGACGCTGCCGTACAGTCAGCAGCAGATGCTGATCAAAAAGTTCCCCAAGGATGAGCAGGAAGCCATCGCAGAAATTCTGGATGAGCTGAATACGAGAAAACTTAGGGAAAAAGCGTCAGACGACTTCATGGTGTTTGTGCAGGAGATGTGGCCTAACTTCATCCATGGTCGGCACCATGCCAAAATGGCTCAGGCATTTGAGCGAGTGGCGCGAGGCGAGTGTAAAAGGCTCATCATCAACATGCCGCCACGGCATACCAAGTCAGAATTTGCGTCTTACCTGCTGCCAGCTTGGTTTTTTGGCAAATTTCCGGGCAAAAAAGTCATTCAAACCAGCCACACTGCTGAATTAGCGGTAGGTTTTGGTCGAAAAGTGCGTAACTTGGTGGATTCGCCTAACTATAAGCGGATATTTCCGGCCTTAGACCTGCAATCTGACTCAAAAGCGGCGGGTCGATGGAACACAAACTTCGGCGGGGAGTATTTTGCTATCGGTATTGGGGGTGCCGTGACCGGTAAGGGTGCGGATATCCTGATTATTGATGACCCGCACTCGGAGCAAGAGGCTGCGATGGCGCAGACTAACCCGGAAATTTACGACAAGACATACGAGTGGTACACATCCGGCCCACGTCAGCGTTTGCAGCCGGGCGGCTCTATTGTTGTAGTGATGACACGCTGGTCTAAGAGAGATTTAACCGGCCAAGTGATAAAAGCGGCAGCGCAAAGGTCGGGTGAAGAGTGGGAAGTCATCGAGTTTCCGGCAATCCTGCCTTCGGGTAAACCCCTATGGCCTGAGTTTTGGTCACTTGGTGAGCTGCAAGCCTTAAAAGAAGAACTGCCTAACGCCAAGTGGCAAGCGCAGTACATGCAGCAGCCGACTTCGGACGTGTCGGCCATCATCAAGCGGGAGTGGTGGCAGATTTGGGATGAAGATAGCCCGCCCTCGTGCGAATTTATCATTCAGTCTTGGGACACGGCGTTTCTTAAAACGGAGCGGGCGGACTACTCGGCATGCACGACATGGGGTGTGTTCTATCGGGACGACGACGGTGGGGTTCCACGGGCTAATATCATTTTGCTGAATGCTTTCAAGAAACGGATGGAGTTTCCTGAATTAAAGGCACGGGCGTACCAAGAATTTAAAGAATGGGACGTTGATTCGCTGATTGTGGAAGCGAAAGCGGCGGGTAGCCCACTGATTTTTGAGCTTCGGGCGATGGGAATCCCCGTGCAAGAGTTCACACCAAGCAAAGGAAATGACAAAATAGCCCGTCTGAACGCCGTGGCGGATATGTTTGCATCCGGCCATGTTTGGGTGCCTAATACACACTGGGCAGAAGAATTGATTGAAGAAGTTGCAAGTTTCCCGTCAGGCGAGCATGACGACATGGTGGACTCGATGAGTCAGGCATTGCTACGTTACAGACGTGGCGGCTTTATTCAACTGGCGTCTGACGAAGAAGATGAACCACGGGCTTTCCGCAGGAAAGAGCCGTACTACTGAGTTATACGGTGTAAACATGGTTAAGAACAAACTTTTTTTGTATGAATCAGTGCTGCCTAATGGCTTTTGTGATTACGTTTTAAACAGCGTAGACTGGAGCCATGCGGAAACTGGGTTGGTGACTCCAAATAAGCTGAAAAACTTTGAGAAAAGAATCACCGATGTGGTGTGGCAGGAGCCAAGCACTCCAATTGGCTGCGTGGCACAAACTTACATTGCGGAGTCTAATGTAAAAGCGGAGTGGAATTTTTCGCTTAGCACGCTAGAACAAGTACAGATAGGTAGGTATGCCGCAGAAGATGGTGGCCATTATGGTTGGCATCTAGATGGCGCAGAACCAGAAAACGGCATGCAGCGCAAGCTGTCTGTTAGTATTTTACTAAACGACCCATCGGAGTTCGAGGGTGGCGAGTTGCAGCTTAAATATGTGGACAGTAATAACATACTGACTAAGCGTGGCAGTATTGTTGTGTTTCCTTCTTTTATGGAGCATAGGGTTACACCTGTCACTAAGGGCGTAAGGTATTCGGCGGTCACTTGGGCACTTGGCCCAGCATTTAGATAGGACACAACATGGCAATCGAGAAGTCACTTTACGCAGCGCCTCAAGGGATTGAGGAGCTAATAGCACAGGATGCAGCGTCCCCTCAGATAGAGATTGAGATTGAAAATCCTGAATCTGTGGATATAAATATAGGTGATCTAAGTATTCATATGGAGCCCGGTGAAGAATCGGATGAAGACTTCAGCGCCAATCTGGCTGAGCACATTAGCGAAGAGGTTTTACAGAACCTTGCCTCTGAACTGATCAGTGACTACGACGAAGATATCGCCAGCCGTAAGGACTGGATGCAGACTTACGTTGACGGCTTGGAATTGCTGGGCATGAAGCTCGAAGACCGCACCGAACCTTGGGAGGGTGCGTGTGGTGTATATCACCCAATGCTGTCCGAAGCTCTGGTGAAGTTCCAGTCTGAAACCATGATGGCTACGTTTCCAGCCTCTGGCCCTGTGAAGACTCAGATTATTGGCAGAGAAACACCGGCCAAAAAAGAAGCTGCTCAACGTGTCGCAGACGACATGAACTACCAGCTAACAGACGTGATGAAAGAGTACCGTCCCGAGCATGAGCGTATGTTGTGGGGCTTGGGTCTGGCAGGAAATGCGTTCAAGAAAGTGTATTTTGACCCGTCAATTGACAGGCAAGTATCGTACTTTGTCCCTGCGGAAGATATCGTAGTGCCGTATGGCGCGTCCAATTTGGACTCTTCTCCACGGGTGACTCACGTCATGCGCAAGACTGAAAACGAGTTGCGTAAGTTGCAAGTTGCTGGGTTCTATAGGGACGTTGATCTAGGCACTCCAGAGAACGTGCTTGATGAAGTCGAGAAGAAGATAGCGGAGAAGATGGGCTTTAGAGCCACTGCCGATGATCGTTTCAAAATTTTGGAAATGAACATAGACCTTGATCTTGAGGGCTATGAACACAAAGACGAAGACGGGGAAGAGACTGGGATTGCCCTACCTTACGTGGTGACTATAGAAAAAGGTTCTGGCAGTGTTTTGGCGATTCGCCGCAACTGGGAGCCCGATGACGAGACATACGCCAAGCGTCAGCACTTTGTGCATTACGGCTATGTGCCCGGTTTTGGTTTCTATTGTTTTGGTTTGATCCACCTGATTGGTGCATTTGCCAAGTCGGCCACAAGCACCATGCGTCAGCTTATTGATGCGGGTACGCTGAGCAACTTGCCCGGTGGTTTCAAGACTCGCGGTATGCGCGTCAAGGGTGACGACACGCCGATTGCCCCCGGTGAGTGGCGCGATGCGGACGTTGCCAGCGGTACGCTAAGAGATAACTTGTTACCACTTCCATATAAAGAGCCCTCACAAGTTCTTGCTATATTGATGGACAAAGTTGTTGAGGAAGGCCGTCGCTTTGCCAACACTGCGGATATGCAGATCAGCGACATGAGTGCTAACTCACCCGTGGGCACCACACTGGCAATCCTTGAGCGCACACTGAAGAACATGTCTGCCATACAGGCGCGTGTCCACTACAGCATGAAGCAGGAGCTGGGTCTTCTTAAGAAGATTATTGCGGACTACACCCCTGAAGATTACGACTACCAGCCCGTTGAAGGCAGTCGCAAGGCCAAGAAATCTGACTATGACGACGTGGATGTGATTCCCGTCAGCGATCCTAATGCGTCTACCATGGCGCAAAAGATTGTTCAATATCAGGCGGTCATGCAGTTGGCTCAGGCATCCCCTCAGTTGTACAACTTGCCACTCCTGCACCGCCAGATGCTAAGCGTGTTGGGTATCAAGGATGCCAACAAACTGGTTCCGATGGAAGATGATCAGAAGCCGACCGATCCGGTGACCGAGAACCAGAACGTGCTGATGGGCAAACCTGTCAAAGCCTTCTTGTATCAAGATCATCAGGCACACATCGCGGTTCACACGTCAGCAATGAAAGATCCAAAGATTATTCAGTTGCTCCAGAACAACCCGATGGCGCAGGCTATGCAGCAGGCCATGATGGCGCACATTAACGAGCATTTAGGATTTGAGTACCGTCGTCAGATAGAGCAACAACTTGGTATGCCTTTGCCACCACAGAAGGATGAGGCTGGCGAAGAGATGCACATGAGCCCAGAGATTGAAGCGCGTCTGTCTCCATTGTTGGCTCAAGCGGCTCAGCAACTACTGCAAAACAACCAGCAGCAAGTGGCACAGCAGCAAGCCCAGCAACAGGCACAAGATCCATTGATCCAAATGCAGCAACAAGAGCTGCAACTTAAGGCGCAAGAAGTCCAGTTGAAACAACAGAAACAGCAGATTGATGCCTTTGCTAAAGCTGACCAGTTGGAGATTGAGCGTGAGCGGATTGCTAAACAGCAGGAAACCGAATTCAAGCGAATTTCAATTGATGCATTAAAAGTTGCCGCTCAAATGGAAGAAGACCGCGAAAAGCAAATAATGGATCTTAGAGCGGATGCTCTTAAAAATTTGAGGATCAATAATGAACGCACTTGATGTTCTAGTCCAACAAGCGGATGAAAAAGTATCTCAGATAAAGGATTGGCTGGCAGACGGCAAAGCTGATTCTTTTGAAGAGTACAAGAAACTGTGTGGTGAGGTTCGCGGTCTACTCATCATGCGGGGTTACATACTAGACCTGAAACAAACCATGGAGAACTCGGATGACTGAATCCATTTTGTTGGCTACAGACGCCAACAACCCCCAAGTTGTGGGAGCCTACAACTTCACTGCCACCGCAGAGGAAAAAGGCAAACAACTACCCAAACCGTCAGGCTATCGCATTCTTTGCGCCATACCGGAAGTGGAAAAAGAGTACGAAGACAGCGGTTTAATTAAAGCAGATGAAACCATACGCAACGAAGAGACTCTTACAACAGTCTTGTTTGTTGTTGATATGGGCCCCGACTGCTACAAAGACGAGAAACGGTTCCCAACAGGGCCGTGGTGCACGAAGGGTGATTTTGTCCTTGTGCGTCCCCATGCGGGTTCACGTCTAGTTATTCATGGCCGCGAATTCAGAATCATCAATGACGATTCTGTTGAGGCAGTAGTGGATGATCCCCGTGGTATTAAACGTAAATAAAGGAGCACAAAATGCCTTTAGAACAAGACGAATTTAAGTTTCCTGACGAAGTAGAGCAGGAGAGTAAGGGAAAACCCGTAGAGAATGCGGCACCCGAAATTGAAATTGAAATTGAAGACGATACCCCTGCGGAGGATCGTGGCCGTCAGCCGTTACCAAAACCTTTAGTTGAGGATTTGGAAAGAGATGAGTTAGACCAATACGACGACAATGTTAAGAACAAACTTAAACAGATGCGTAAGGTTTGGCACGATGAACGGCGCGAGAAAGAAGCGGCTTTACGGGAACACCAAGAAGCAATTTCTGTAGCGCAAAGGCTACTCCAAGAAAACCAGCGCATTAAACAGATCCTGACAAATGGTGAAAAAGAATTTGCCACCACGGTGCAGAGTAATGCGTCCATGGAATTGGATATAGCTAAGCGGGCCTATAAAGAAGCCTATGATGCCGGGGATTCAGATAAGTTGGTTGAAGCCCAGCAGGCGATGCAGGAAGCCAATTTAAGACTTATTCAGGCAAAAAACTTTAAATTGACCCCTTTACAGGAGGAACAATATGAAGTACAACCGCAACAACAGCAGTATCAATCCGTTCCTAAACCAGATGCTAAAGCTGAAGCGTGGCAAGAACGTAACAGTTGGTTTGGTAGAAATAAAGGAATGACCGCTTTTGCTTTAGGTTTACACGAAGAACTTAAAGAGAATGGGGTTTCGATTGGTTCTGATGAGTATTACGGCGCACTGGACAAAACGATGCGCAAACGGTTCCCTGATGCCTTTGGCATTGAGGAAGTGGAACAAGGTCGTGAACAGCCACGGGCAAAACCCGCGACTGTTGTGGCTCCGGCAACGCGCAGTACGGCTTCCAACAAAGTCAGACTAAAGCAAAGTCAGATGAATACGATCAAAAAACTTGGAATTACTCCTGAGCAGTATGTGAAGGAATTCCTTAAAGTGGAGGCCCAAAATGGCTGAAAATAGACTCGCAAGAGAACTTGAAACACGTGCGATAGTGGAGCGTCCTAAGCAGTGGATGCAACCTGAATTGTTACCTGAGCCAGACAAGCAGGCTGGGTATAGATATCGCTGGATTCGTGTTTCGACGAATAACATGGCAGATCCCCGTAACCTATCGGCCAAACTCCGCGAAGGTTGGGAGCCCGTTCCCGTCGAAGAACAACCCAAATTCCGACTGTTAGCTGATCCCAATAGTCGTTATAAAGACAACATTGAGATTGGCGGGCTATTACTTTGCAAGACGCCTTCTGATTTTGTAGACCAGCGAAATGAATTTTTTGCTAAACAGACACAAGCTCAGACGGACGCTGTAGATAATAGTTTCATGCGTCAAAGCGATGCGCGGATGCCGCTTTTTAGAGAGCGTAAATCTTCAAGTAGCTTTGGCAAAGGTACTTAATCTTTTTTAAGGAGTCTTAAATGGCTTATCCAACTGTATCGGCACCCTATGGGTTTAAGCCGCTCAACCGTCTGGACGGACTGCCCTATGCTGGCGCTACCCGTAAAGTACCGATTGAGTACGCTTATGCTCAAAACTTGTTCTACGGTGACGTAGTTCAAATCTCTGGTGGAACTATTGTTCGCTCGTCTATGAGCGCCGCTTCGTCTCCCGGCACCGCTGTTGCTGGTACGCTCGGCATTTTCATGGGCTGTTCTTACACTAGCCCCACAACCGGCCAAAAATTGTTTGCTCAGTACTACCCTGCTAGTACCGCTGCTAACGATATTGAAGCTATTGTTGTTGACGATCCTCGCGCCCTGATGAAGGCCGTGGTTACCGTCCAAAGTACTTCTTTGGCTAATACCAGCACTACTGTTGGCTATCTGAACCCCTACTATGTTGGCTCCAATCTGTACATGATTGGTGGCGCTGGTGGTGTTTCTGGCAGCACAACTACCGGTAATTCCGCTCAGTCGGTTTCCGGTGCTGTCGTTACCTCTGGCACTTCTGGTGCTGGTGATCGTGCTACTACTGCTCTGCCATGGCGCATGGTTGGCGTTGTTCCTGAGACTGCTGTTACCTTGACCGGTACTGGTAGCACCTCTGGTTCCAGCGCAACTGTTACCTTGACAGCAGCCGTAACTGGTTTGGTTCCCGGTATGCAGCTCATTTGCCCTACTGGTACTGGCACTTTGGCTGGCCAATATGCAACCGTTATTAATGTGGCTACCACCACACTGACCTTGGATGCCGCAGTTACTCTGGCTTCCGGTTCAGCTTTATCGTTTGTAGGCTTCCCAGAAGTCTTGGTGGCTTGGAATGGAAACTTCCATAGCTATAACAACACAACCGGCGTATAAGGAGCTAAATCATGGCAATTTCACGCGCACAACTATTGAAAGAGCTGCTCCCCGGCCTGAACGCTTTGTTTGGTCTGGAATACGCTAAATACGGCGAAGAGCACAAAGAGATCTACGAAACCGAAACTTCGGAGCGTAGTTTTGAAGAGGAAACCAAGCTGTCTGGATTCTCTGCCGCACCGGTGAAGAACGAGGGCGCTGCCATTGCTTATGACAATGCGCAGGAAGCATGGACTGCTCGATACAACCACGAAACCATTGCTTTGGGCTTCAGCTTGACTGAAGAGGCTATCGAAGACAACTTGTATGACTCGTTGTCCGCTCGTTACACCAAAGCCTTGGCTCGCGCTATGGCATACACCAAGCAAGTAAAAGCTGCTTCCGTTTTGAATAACGGTTTCAACAGCGGTTACGTTGGTGGTGACGGCGTACCGTTGTTCTCGTCAGCACATCCTTTGATCTCTGGTGGCACCAACAGCAACATCCCATCTACCCCTGCCGACTTGAATGAAACATCGTTGGAAAACGCTGTGATTCAGATCAGCTTGTGGACTGATGAGCGTGGCTTGTTGATCGCTGCTAAGCCTAACAAGCTGGTGGTTCCTCCCGCTTTACAGTTCACGGCAACTCGTTTGCTGGAAACTGAATTGCGTGTGTCTACTGCTGACAACGACATCAACGCATTGAAGAACAATGGTTCTATCCCCGGTGGATATTGCATTAATCACTTCTTGACCGATACAAACGCTTGGTTCCTGACCACAGACGTTCCAAACGGCATGAAGCACTTCGTGCGTACACCGTTGCAACAGTCAATGGACGGTGATTTTGACACCGGCAACGTCCGTTACAAGTCTCGTGAGCGTTACAGCTTTGGCTGGTCTGACCCTCTCGGCATGTACGGCTCCGCTGGAGCTTGATACTTTGGTATCTATAAAAGGCCCTTCGGGGCCTTTTTTATTGCCCATTTGACTTTTATTTTAGAGCGTGTACATTACCTGTAACTAAGTCGCAGGAGCATTTATGGACACCACAAACTTACCAAAAACCCGAGCAGAAGCTAAAGCAACGGGCGCTAAGTACTACTTTACTGGAGAGCCTTGCAAGCATGGTCACATTGCCCCGCGCAAGACCAAAGGCACGTGTGTTGAGTGCTTAAAGGTTGAATGGGAGCAAGGCAATACCACCCGTGCAGAATATTTCAGGCAGTACAACAAGCGTGAAGATGTAAAAGACCGTAAGAATGAGTGGTACGAGAATAATAGAGAAAAGGTTATAGCCGCTGCTTCTACACGTCCTGCGCATATATTGCGGGAGTACCGTAATACGTGGAAAACCAACAATAAAGTACAGGTGTTGGCAGACAACAAAGTCCGCCGTCGCAAACATCGTGAAGCCACCCCTTTGTGGCTAACACGCAAACAAAAGTCCGAGATTCGACAGCTTTATCAAATTGCCATCACAATGACCCAGACAACTGGAGAGCAATACGTGGTTGACCATATCGTTCCACTACGCTCTGACGAGGTATGTGGTCTGCACGTTCCATGGAACTTACGGGTTATTACTCAAGAAGAAAACTTAACAAAATCTAACAAACTCGTTGACCCTACTTAAGAACCGTGATACAACTACGTTAATCCGGGCTTTCCGGTGCATCAAACAGCCCCGGCTGACGACATACAGATTGATGCGCCTAACTTGTATGTAAGGAATCATCATGGCAAATACCACATTCAACGGCCCAGTTCGCTCGCAGAACGGCTTTCAAACTGTATCTATTGACGCCACCACCGGCGCAGTCACTACAACCTCCACTCTTGGCACAGCCACTAGTGTGACCACTTTAGCCGCCACAACCGTAACGGCTACCAATTTGGTTTATACCGACCAGAATCACCCAAGCACCGCTGCTATCAATGCAACGGCTACAGCCACCGCAGCACAAGTTGCTACTGGCTACATTACTTCTACCTCAGCCGCAGCTACTACCATCACTTTGCCCACCGGCACTTTGCTTGGCGCAGCACTTGGCGCAACTGCCGGTACTGTGATGGATTTGTTTATTGATAACACCGCTGGCGCAAGCACCGTGACTATTGCCGTAGCTACAAACGGTATTTTGTCTGCCGCAGCGGCTGCTGGTTCTGGTGCTGGTGCAGGCTTGTTGACTGTGCCTTCTGGTGTAACAGGCTTGGCTCGTTTCACGATCATGTTCTCCAGCGCAACGGCCTACGTGTTTACCCGTACAGCCTAATTGATCTTAGGGGCTTCGGCCCCTTTTCTAGAGGAGATTAATTATGATGCAATATGACGTAAAAGCCGCGCACGCGGAAGCTACTGGGACAATGGTGGCTTACCGAACTCGGATTCGCGGGTATATTCGTGAACTTGAGACTGAAGCACAGAAGGCCCAAAACTTTCTAATGCAAGCTCAAGGCACGATTTAAGCGTACAAGATGCTCATTAACAGGCTAGACGCACCAGAACCGGAGCAACCAGATGGCACAGATACTCCTTAATTCCGCCACCACAACAGGTGCTGGCGCAGCGTGGAATCCACGCGATACGTCGGCTGTAGCCACGTACGTACAACACAGTTTTCAGGCTGTTGGCAATACTAGCGCAGGTTCCGGCGCTGCTACAGTCTTAATT